TTGGTATCATTCACTAATATAACAATAAAATACACTCATTTATTAATATACCTCAGTATAGCCTTGGTAAGATAGTTTAGTTAAAGCAACATAACGGGCAGGGTCAATGGCATGATTAAAAGCATCAATAGGCTCTCCCGTTTCTTTTCCGTTTCTATCCTTTGCCCATGTGTAATTTTGAAACTCATTGATTGTGTTGGTTGAACGTGATGTAATAAGTATATCATGTTCTTGCAGCTTATTTATTCCATTACGTACACTATCAGCACCTTTAACGGCTGGGATAACATTATAAAAACCATACATCTTTAAGTCGGCTATTGACTTAGGCTCGGCACTATCCGCAACTATATTAACCCTCATGTTAAGGTTAAGTGTTCGCATGATGTTTGCTAACTCTGAATTAATTAATCCTTTACGATAAATCAGTTCGTCAATTATTAGTTTGCCATTCCATTTGTACATAGCAATTAAACAAGTCGGGTCTTGACTATAACCCCAATCTAAACCATAGGCCAACAACTCAGCATCGGGCGGTACATTGTCAATCTTTGACCAGTTGTTAAATACTGTGCCGCTTAATGAACCAACTAAACCAAGTCCGTACACACGCCACTTATTCGCCCAGTACTTATTCATAATATTGTTAGATTCAAATAGTTGTTCAATTGGTAAATCCTTTTTAATAAAGCCCCGTTCTTTGTAATTCAAAATAGACTTAACCTCGCTTTCAGATAAGAACTCGTTATCCTCAAATGTTAGGCGTAAGAAGTTATTTTCGTTTATGTAATCGTCACCCCAAAAATGATTATCTGGGTTGTAATCAATAATGGTTAAATTAGCACGGCTTATAAATTGCGTGGCTGCATCAATGTCTAATTTATCCGCTTCATTGATATAAAGTATGTCACGTCTAAAACCTTTACCAACATCGTTAACGTCTGCTCCAAGGAAATCAATGTAACTGCCATTTGTCCATTCATGCTTGCTTTCTGATTTGTTGAATGAGTCACCAGTCATTATACCCCAGTCTTGACAAATCTTAGTGTAATCCCTCATGACTGTACGCTTCATCTTACTTAACTCACTACTCAAAACAGTTGCCTCCTTTGGCGAAGTGTGAAGTGACTGGATAATTAATTGGATAATTGAAACGGTTTTGGATGCACCCTGACCGCCACAAATAACAAATACATCCTCATTTGGATTATCAATTATTAAGTCCCTTATTTTGTAATAGGCTTTAGTGTATTTATATTTATTTTTTACGGCTTCCAATATCAGGGATAGGCATGGTTACGTTTGCTTTTATTTCGGTTTCGTTATGGTTTTTTAACCCATGCAGACTCGCTGTGATATTTGCGTTGTAAATATTTGTCATACCTCCCTCAATGTGGTCAGCCTTAATTTGCTTCTTAAATGCACGTGAGAGGGGTAAATAATCGCTGTATGACTTATTATCTTCATTGCAATATTCTGATAAGTCGGGTGTTTTTATGTACCCTTTTTGCATAACAAACAACTCAAAGCCGTCCCATGATAGGGGTCTTTCTCTTTCTCTGTGAACGCTGTTACCGTCTTTACCAACAAAGTCATGAACTAACTTAGGTTTACTTTTAACCTCTTTAACATATTCATTCCATAGCTTTAAATAAAGCTCAGGTGTTTCTATGTATTTCTTTTTCCCCATTGTTTAATTCTTTTGATTTGTTTATAGCTTGATTAACGAACTCGAATAATTCTTCACCGTCAAATGAGCCACTTACTTGATTAATGTTGGTTATTCTTTCACCAAAATGGTTTGTGAAAAATTCGCAAAATTGTTCTTCATTCATTTGTCACCCCCTTATAAGTTGATTCAACTAGCTTGGTTAATTCTTCAACTGAAATGTTTTGTGCATCTTCTACTCTTAGGACTTCTAGTTTTACGCTTTCTATATTTTCCCAAATAAATATGTGATGATAGTCTTTAATGTTTTTTGTTATGATTTTCTTTATTTCTGTTTTTAGTAAATGTTCTTTTTTATGATTTGGCAATCTATGTATCAATATTGGTTTATGTTCTGCACTTTTCATTTTATATTGGTTTGTTGTTTTTTATTCTTTGGTTTGCAAAATGGGCAAACAAGGTAACACGCTAATTTCTTTGTTAATGGGTTGTTGCTATGGTATTCGTTTAATGTACCACATTTGCAAAGCATTCTTATAACGTGTATTTGTTTTGTCTTAATCAATTGTAACTATTATTTTAAAGAAACTAACCAACCGACCCCGTGAATGGGTTTGACCTTTTTTTAATCTCTTTCTTCTTCTTGTACTTGGCGATAGTGGTTTCCTGTGGTCTTTCGGCGGCGGTTTCGGTGTACTTTTTGGCTGCATATCTAAAATATATTAAGGCATCAGTTAAACAACTTGGACATTTAGAATCAATGATGTTACCTTGTTGGTTGCAATAGTTAAGAATAGGAATCATTAATGCGCTGTTGGGTTCTAAAACCATTTGCATCTCGATATACAAGTTAATAGCATCTTTGTATGCTAGGTAGTGGTTGTATTCTATTTTAGTCATTGTTAAAGTATTTTCGTTTAACCTCACTTATAATTACTTTCTTAAAAAGAACCGCCTTATCTTTATTCATGTTTAAAACATTTGTAATCGGTGTTTTATCTTTAATCGCATTAATTACCCTAGCATCTTGCTCCGGCATTTCTCTTATTATTTTATCCAACTTTTCAAAATCAAACAACTCACTTACTTCATCTTCAAACGAATCATTTAAAGAATCAGAAGTGAATAGCTTTAAGTCTCTTTTTAAAGCAGCACGTTCCCGATAATAAAACAATTTGATTGTATTTATTATAAAATCTTTGGCGGTATATCTACTAAGGTAGTTAGCCAATCGATTAGGTTCTAATTCACTTAAGTGTATGTACACATCATTCACCAAGTCGGTAGGGTTTGGGCTATTCATATATTTTGCAAAATAAACGAACTGACGGTAGTTCCGCTCATATTCGAGGTTAATTTGCACTATACACATTTATATTAATGCTTACAAATTTAATTAAAATTTATTTGATATTAAAATTTATTTGTTTGATTTTCAAACACTTAAAATTTATTTTACATTCTTTTTAATTTTGTTTAAAAATTATAGTTATTTTTGCAAACATGGAAATAACAGATGAACAATTTACAGAAGCCTGTGAAATAGTAAGAACCTATTTAGGTTTAAAGAACCCACAGGATAAAGTCGAAGAAGAAAAAAAATTAAAACCGATTGAGTTTATTAAGTTTTTGTCTAGCGATGTTAGTTTGGGTGACGACCCTAGCCCACCACAAACATGGAAACACGTTGATTTAATTGTTAAAGATTATACAACCGACGGTTTGGATATAATGCTTGCTTATGATGATGATAAGTATAAGCATTATGGAGCATTATATCTAGGTCATTACAATGATGGGATTAAAGAATAATTAAAACAAACATAAAATGAATAAAGAACAATGGCACAGTAAGTGGGAGGGTCTAATTGAATATGGTGAACTACCCTACATGATGAAAGAATTAAAGGTAAGTCGTTACACACTTAACAGAATCTTATCCGGCAAGGTTAGGGCTGACATGGTTAAGAAGGTGGATAAGTTACATAAGCATTTAATTAAAATCAAAAGAAAATAAAATGGCAATAAGAGAGAGAAAAGGTTTCCCATTCCCGTTTGAATCTAATTTCGACGTGCATTACGAAATTACGGCGTTCGTTCCCAGTAGTGACGATTATCCCGGTGATGACCGTGATGTGATTATCCATGATATAACATGGCATGGAGTAAGTGTTTATGAGTTGTTAAAGCAGTCAAAACAGTTAGCTAGGTTTGAGCAAGATTTTAGGGATGATTTGGGGATTTAAAAAATAACAATTATGTTTATATTAACAATACATGACCGTAACGGGGTCGAATTAAAAGAAGGTGACTTAGTTAAAATCTCAAACGCTAGGGAGTTTACATTCTACTCTGAGGTTAAGTGGTTAGAGAAAGAGAAAGTATTAGCACCATTTGACACATTTAGTTTTCATTCATTTGAGAAAGTTGATAGCATCCCACTTAATGCTAAGAAATCAACTATCGAATCTTATGATGTTTGGTATGATTTTTCTAATTATACTGAATGTGATGATAAAGCGGATGTTTTTAAAAATTACTTGGCAAGCTGGTGGAGAATTGATATTGCTGTTAAAAACAGAAGTTACCAAATAAAAAAGATGGAAGATTAAAATATAATTATTATATTTGCGAATCGGAGTCACTAACCGATTTAGAAAATACATTCACGTTAAAAACATTAGACCTCTAATGATTCGGTGTAAGGAGTGAATGCCTTACTTGATTAGTAATCAAAGCCGAATCTTTAGGGGTTTTTTAATTTAGAAAAAAATATGAAAAATTGGAAATTAACATCAGAAAAAAAAGTTAACATTAGTGGAGTTACGCTGTTTAGAATCGAATTAACCATTACATGTAAATGGGGAAATGCTGGGGAAAAGGGCGGATGGATTGAAAAAGAAGACAATCTATCCGGAAATGCTTGGGTGTACGGAAATGCTGAGGTGTCCGGAAATGCTAGGGTGTACGGAGATGCTAGGGTGTACGGAAATGCTGAGGTGTACGGAAATGCTGAGGTGTACGGAAATGCTTGGGTGTACGGAAATGCTTGGGTGTCCGGAGATGCTAGGGTGTACGGAGATGCTAGGGTGTACGGAGATGCTTGGAACTCATCTCCTTTACAAATACAAGGCTCTAAACACTTTGTTAACGTGTGCGCTAAGGGTTTTTTACAAATAGGCTGCAAAAGCTTCTCTTTAAGTTATTGGAAGGATAATTTACGTCAGATTGGTATTGATAACTCGTATTCTGAAAATCAAATAAAGGAATACGGATTGTATATTGACTTAGCGATTGAATTAGAAAAAACTTAAATAACATGAAAGATGCATATTATTTCCCTCATTTCTGCAATGCAAGACA